CTATTGCAGATCATACTACTACTGACACTACACTAAAGGTAGACGGCAAACTAGAAGTACAAGGCAGAGACATACTAAAAGAACTTGACGAAATGCGTGATGCTCTGTTATTATTAAAGCGTGACGTAGATATGGAAGCAAAGTATCCTAAACTTAAAGAACTAAAGGATGCTTACGAAGCACAACTTGAAAAGTACAAAACCTTTGAGGCATTGAAGTAATGTTACACACCGTGGAAGAATTAATCAAACGTATAGATGTTATGAAAACACTTGCAATTAATTTACATAGACAAGCAGAATTAGATAATCAAGGATCATGTAAATTAATTTTAGACGATATACAATCTATGGCATACATGATTGCAAAAATGGAAACAAAAGGTACAATTACTACAGAAATGAGAAAATTATATGAAACGTAAACATTACACTTGGGATGATGTACATAAGTGCGCTCATAAACTAGCACTGGAAATGTACAAAACAGGATTTCGTCCAGATTATATTGTCGGACTAAACAGAGGCGGGTTGCCAGTTAGTGTTGTGCTTAGTCATTTACTTGATTGTAATCATTATGCACTAGATGTTAGACTACGTGATAACAAAGGTGGCGAAGGTCCAGAATCAAACTGCTGGATGGCAGAAGATGCATTTGGATATGTATATGTAGAAGATCGTGATAGAGTGTTTGGCGAAGTAAAAAGTGATCCAAGCAAAAAGAAAAACATTTTAGTTGTAGACGACATCAATGATACAGGTGCTACATTTGCATGGATCAAACAAGATTGGCAAAGCGGTTGCTTGCCCGACAATCCAAATTGGGACACCGTATGGGGCCAGAATGTAAGATTTGCTGTAATGTGTGAAAAGACGCATACAGATTTTGATGGCGTTGATTATGTCTGGCAAACTATTGACACAAGTGAAGAAGATACTTGGATAGTATTTCCGTGGGAATATGATTAAAGATTGGAATATAAATGATATTTGCAGAACAATAGGAAAAATTACCTGGGCTGCAACTGATCCAAGAATGGATGGATTTAACACTTGGGGTGCAAAAAGAGAACTATATGAAGTTTTATTTTTTGTACAACAACAATTAGATAAATGTAGTACATATGGTGATGTAGAAGAAGAATATCTCAAAAAGCATGATCAAGAAATGATTTTAAAAGCATTAGGTAAAAAATAGGAGAACACAATGAAAGAACAATTAGTAAAAGCAGCACGTATGCATGCCGAAGGTGAACTAGAAAGAGCAAAAACAAACATTATGGTTTATATGAACCAAAGTGTTGGTATTGGCGAACATAGCGATATTGTTGAAGCCATTCAAGAAGAATTGGATAAAATGGCAGCAGCAACAGATCGCATCGAAATGCTAAACAAACATTTTGCTTGACAAAAACCTAAATATATGGTACACTTAACTATGAGTGTACCATATTTTATGACATCCTCGTCACTAACTCGGAGAAACTAATGGCAAAAAGTGAACAAATCAAAGCCCGCTTGCAAGATGCAGGCATCCGCTATTGGGCCGGCGACAACATTTCAGAAGTATTGCAAAAAGGCGATAAAGAAGAACTAATCGAAGAACTTACAGGCAAGTTTGAAGATGTTTTAGATAGTCTTGTAATTGATAGGCATACAGATCCAAACAGCATGGATACAGGCAGACGCCTTGCAAAAATGTATGTAAATGAACTAATGGCAGGACGTTATGATCCTATGCCTAATGCAACAGCGTTTCCAAATGACCCCAAAGACGGATATGATGGTATGTTAGTAGTGCGAAGTGAACTTACAAGTGTGTGTTCGCATCACCACCAGCCAGTTAAAGGTGTAGCATACATTGGTATTATTGCTGCGGATAAACTTATTGGTTTGAGCAAGTATACTCGTATTGCACAATGGTGCGCTCGACGTGGTACACTGCAAGAAGAACTTGCGATGGACATTGTGCGTGAAATTAAAGCAGCAACAAATAGTAAAGATGTTGCATGTTATATCCAAGCAACACACGGTTGTTGTGAGAATAGAGGCATTATGGCACATAGTAGTCTTACACAAACAACGGTACTAGAAGGTGTGTTTAAAACAGATCCTGGTGTTAAAAAAGAATTCTTTGATAATATTAAACTACAACAGGAGTTTGCACCAAGATGAGCTGGTTAAAAATTATTGGAACATTAGTGTTAGGCACTGCTTTAATTTTAGGTGTAGTTGCCCTTACATACCATCAATGGAGTGATTGTTTGCAAGAAAACAGCTTCTTTACTTGTGCAAGGATGCTAAACAAATGAAACTAAGATATTCAGAAGCATTTTATAGTGTACAAGGCGAAGGCAAGTTTGTAGGAGTACCCAGTGTATTCCTACGCACTTTTGGTTGTAACTTTCGTTGTATGAACTTTGGTGTTGATAAAAGCGTAGGTGATCGCTGGAAACAACACGCAGAAGGCAATCGTTACAATGCAGAAGTAAAAGCATTGCTAGATGATGGCATTGTAGAAAAAACAGAAAAGTTTGAAGACTTGCCTATTGTACACACAGGCTGTGATACATATGCAAGTATCTATCCAGAGTTTAAAGACTTTAACAAATTGGCAACTATTGATGAAGTAGTAGAACACTTGCTTAGTTTGTTACCAGAAGGCAAATGGACTATGGATAATGGACAAGATGTTCATCTTATCCTTACAGGCGGCGAGCCATTACTTGCTTGGCAACGGTTGTATGTCGAGTTATTTGAACACCCAGGTATGAAGGATCTAAAAAATGTCACAATCGAAACCAACACTACACAGCATCTACACGATGACTTCTACAACTATCTCAACCAGCATGAACGAATTCAGCTCACTTTTAGCTGTTCTCCCAAACTATCCGTTTCGGGCGAGTCTTGGGATGATGCTATTAAGCCTGATGTTGCTCGTGAGTATTCCCTTGTTGATGGCAGCGATATGTATTTTAAGTTTGTTGTTGCTGATCAGAGTGATGTTGACGAAGTTGGTAGAGCAGTTGATACCTATCGTAAAGCGGGCGTGGACGTTCCTGTATATCTCATGCCGCTTGGGGGTAGGTCGGAAGAATACACTCTCAACGTACAAGAGGTGGCGAACCTCTGTATGGAACGAGGGTGGAGGTTCTCGCCAAGACTCCACATTAGCCTATTCGGAAATGCCTGGGGCACTTAAAGAAAACTTGGATAGTATTCCAAAAGGCATCAAAAGCGAAGAGGAATACGAAAAGATAAGGAAACTAATATGAAAGAACCTAGAACAGAAAAAATTGTAGACGAACTAAAAGAGACAATTGCAAGATTAAATAAACTTGATTCAATTCTACAAAAAATGGATGTAACATATAACTTATCAAGATCAACTAGAAATACACCTTGGAGGTTAGAGGAAATTATTCAAAGGGTAGAATATCAATGAAACAATGGCTAAAACGGATTTCTGGTATTGAAGCAAAAGAAAAAGAACTAGAAGCAGAAGAAACACGTATCGTAGAAGAAGAAATGAAACTTCTTAAAAAGAAAGATCCAAAAGAATATGCCACACGCCGCAAAGAGCCTTGGGTAAATGTTTTGGATGTTAAAGTTAACCAAGATAATGTGCGCAATGGGTTTTTCGAACTTGATTGGAACGAGTACTTTATCCAACAATTAGTAGGCGAAGGATATGGTACTAAAGACGATCCAGAAGAAGAAATTGTAGATCGTTGGTTTAGAGACATAGTTTTTAACATGTTACAGGAAGAAGGACTTGACACATCGCGTGGTTCAGGTTATATTAATGTAGTACCAATAGACAAAGGCAAAAGCGAAGTATCATGACTTATATTCTAATTGACACTGCTAACACATTTTTTCGTGCTCGTCATGTTGTACGTGGCGACATTGATACAAAAGTTGGCATGGCAATGCATATCACTCTAAACAGCATTAAGAAAGCATGGCAGGACTTCAACGGTTCACACGTTGTATTCTGCTTAGAAGGACGTTCGTGGCGCAAGGACTATTATGAACCTTACAAGCGTAATCGCAAAGAAGCACGTGATGCACTAAGTCCACGTGAAGCAGAAGAAGATAAAGTGTTTTGGGAAATCTTTGATGAGTTCAAAGAGTTTGTTACAGACAAGACTAACTGCACCGTATTGCACAATCCTGTGCTAGAAGCAGATGATTTAATTGCAGGTTGGATACAAAATCATCCTAACGACGATCATGTTATTATTAGTACAGATGGTGACTTTGCACAACTTATTGCACCTAATGTGCGTCAATACAACGGGGTAAGTAATACTACAATTACTCATGAAGGATATTTTGATGACAAAGGTCAGCCCGTGGTGGATAAGAAAACCAAACAGCCAAAACCTGCTCCAGAACCTCAATACATGTTGTTCGAAAAATGTATGCGTGGAGATACTAGTGACAATGTGTTTAGTGCCTATCCAGGTGTTAGAAAAAAAGGCACAAAGAACAAAGTAGGTCTACTTGAAGCATTTGCTGACAAAGATAACAAAGGCTACAACTGGAATAATATGATGCTACAGCGTTGGATAGATCACGAAGGTGCAGAGCATCGTGTATTAGATGATTATACACGTAATGTCACACTTTGCGATCTTACAGCACAGCCTGAGCACATTAGACAAGAAATAAATACTACTATAACTTCCACTGAAAGCAAAAACATTAGCCAAGTTGGTATGAGACTCATGAAGTTTTGTGCTCGTTGGGATTTACAACGTATTGCAGATAATGCTGCACAATATGCTGAACCATTACAAGCGAGGTATAAATGACACTACAAGCAAAACAAATATTACAAGATAAATTTTGGATTTTAGAAGATGCGGGTATTCGTATCGGAACTATTAGTAAAAATGAAGAAGGTTTTTTAATTAATACAAAAGGTAAAGTTGATTTTTATAAAAGTGAGAATCAATTAAAAAAACAATTTGGAAAAAATTTCTTAGTAGCAGAAATTAAAAACGATTCACAAAATACAAGCGAAGTAAATGGATTTCCTACAAAAGGTATTCCATATAACAGCATGTATGATATAAAGAAAAAACTACCTTTGTTTACCAAAAGTGAAAAATCAAAAAGTGTTTATTGTGCAGGTTACTATCTTGTAAAGTTTAATGTAAACTGGCTTAAAAGTTTTTGTCCTAAATTAATTACAATAGAACGTAATGAATATATAGGACCTTTCAAAACAGAGCTAGAAATGAAAGCAATGCTTAAACATGTCAATAGAACCGATTAACACCTTTCCTATACAAAATTTTATAAAACAAGTGCAAAGTGCAGAAAATAGTAGAGCAAGAGAAGTAAAATTAGATATTACTCAAGCAAAGAATTTAGCATTTACATTAGGTATTGTAATGAGTAGACTTAATGGAGATTTAGAAAAGTTTGTAAAAGAAAATGCCGGTGGCTCCATGGAAGATATTATTATACAAGTTGGCGGTGATGCTAACTGGAAATAAATTAAATGCGTATAAAAAAAGATAAATATACGTAGTTAATTAGGAGAATCTATGAGTAGGCCCAAACCAAATATACTTTTAGAGTATACAAATAGTAGTACCTACAAATGCGAACAGATACTAGATGCAGAAGCTATTTGGGCTGTCTTCTATAAAGACAAACCATTTAACTTGAAAAGCAGTAATGCGCTAACAAATTATCCTGGACCTAAGTACAAGAAAACAAGTTTTTCAAATCCAGGACATGCAATAAATCTAGCAAAAAAACTAAACACAATGTTCAAAACAGAAGATTTCACCGTAGTCAAACTGACTGCTGGTGAAAAAGTTTAATGGTATCAAAAGAAACTTACACAAAAATTTTTTTAAAAGAACTAGGTAAGAGTGCAGGAGAAACTGCAATCAAAGAATATATGCCTTTATGGTGGTACAATACTCGTAACAAAGAAAAGGGCGGATTAAGATTAACAGAAGCAGGCTTTGACATTGTAAATCAAATTGGTTTACAAACATATGATATTCCATATCCTAAAGATATGCCATTAACTACTCAAGTTATAATTTATTTAGATCATTTTATAGATTGTCCTTATTACTTAACAAATAGAAGTATAACGGTTACAAATGAAAAAAAAGCAGTCGAACTTACATTGTTCAGCGGAGACTTGCGTAAATATGGTATAAACAAAGCAATGAGTAGGAAAGATGAGAATTGATCTACACGGATATCATATACATGAAGGCTGGCGCAAATTCAAACGTGCAGTAGACGAAGCATACCTTGCAAATCACAGAAAATGTATAGTCATAACAGGACAAGGTGCAATGATGCGAGAGTTTCCTACTTGGGCACATAATCATCCTTACATCAGAGAATGGTCGCAACCTAAACATAATCCTGGAAGTTTTTTAATAAAATTGAAGAAAAAAGGTTGACTATCTTAGCTGTATACCTTATATTATTTGTATAGGCACTGAAATAAAGAAGGAATACGCTATGTCAGAAGCACGTACAATTTCACCAAATAAAGCAAAAAACGCAATCCGTCGTGCATTGCTAAAAAAACGCCCTCTATTTTTGTGGGGTCCTCCAGGTATCGGTAAATCAGATATTGTAAAACAGATTACCGAATCATTTACTAATTCTTTACTTATTGATATTCGTTTGTCATTGTGGGAACCTACAGATATTAAAGGTATTCCGTACTTTGATACAAATATTAATAAAATGGTGTGGGGCGCACCTAGTGAACTGCCAGACGAAGAACTGGCTTCACAATATGATAATATTGTTGTTTTCTTTGACGAAATGAACTCTGCTGCACCTGCTGTACAAGCGGCAGCATATCAGTTGATTCTTAACCGTCGAGTAGGACAATATAAATTGCCTGACAACGTAATGATTATTGCGGCAGGTAACCGTGAAGCAGACAAAGGTGTTACGTATCGTATGCCTGCTCCACTTTCAAATCGCTTTGTACACTTGGAACTAGGTGTCAACTTTGATGACTGGTTTCAATGGGCGGTTGATAATAAAATCCACCAAGATGTTGTAGGTTATTTGCAATTTGCAAAACAAGATCTTTATGATTTTGATCCTCGCAGTTCTAGTCGTGGATTTGCAACACCACGTAGTTGGTCATTTGTTTCTGAATTACTAGATGACGAAGATGACGAAACAACTACAGATCTTGTAGCTGGTGCAGTAGGTGAAGGTTTGGCTGTCAAATTTATGGCTCACCGTAAGGTTGCTGGACAATTACCTAATCCAACAGATATCCTTTCTGGCAAAGTAAAAGAGATGAAAACGTCAGAAATCAGTGCCAAGTATTCCTTGACGGTTTCATTGTGTTACGAGTTGAAAGAAGCAGACGAAGCTAAGGATAAAAAGTTTAACGATAAAGTTAATAACTTCCTACGTTTTGCAATGGATAATTTCGAAACAGAACTTGTTGTAATGGGTATTAAACTAGCTCTTACACAATATGAATTGCCAATTGATCCAGACGAAGTGGAGTGCTTTGATGAATTCCACGATCGATATGGCAAGTATATTAAGGCTGCACAAGGTGCATAATGGTAGAAATGGGTGGCTTAGGTCACCCATTTTTTATAAAAGACTTGACAACAAACTTAAATAGTGTTATAACTATATTAGGCACTGAGAAAGGAATACAATGTTAGATTTTATACCCAACTATGTAGCAATGCAAATGTCTGCAAAAGACACGCAAACTAAACTTAAAAATTGGCAACCTGATCCGGACATTACAGAAGACGAACTTGCTGTAATGCGTGATGAAGTTCATGAACGCATTATTACTGCTCGTGTTGGTTTGTTGCTACGTCATCCTTTCTTTGGTAATATGGCTACACGTTTAAAAATTGTTCCAGCAGACGAATGGCTTATGACTGCTGCTGTTGACGGACGTAATTTGTATTACAATACTCAATTCTTTAATGCTATGGATAATAAAGAAATTGAGTTTGTACTTGCACACGAAATATTACACATGGTATATGATCACTTAGGACGTAGAGATAATCGTAATCCTATGCTGTATAACATTGCTGCTGATTATATTGTCAACAACTTGCTAGTACGTGATCGAATTGGTAATAAACCTAAATTAGTTGACTGCTATCAAGACTTCAAATACGAAGGATGGAGTAGCGAAGAAGTATATGATGAGCTGTTTAAAGAGGCAAAAAAGAACGGTGAAGAATATTTGCAGCAATTAGGTGAAATGCTAGATGAGCACTTAGATTTAGAAGGTGACGGCACCGAAGAATCTGAAGGCAACGGCAATGGTAAAGGTCGCCCTAAATATAGTAAAGCCGAATTAGACCAAATTAAAGATGAAATAAAAGAAGCAATGCTTCAAGCAGCACAAAGTGCAGGTGCTGGTAATGTGCCAGGAGGTGTTCAACGCTTAATCAAAGAGCTTACAGAACCTAAAATGAACTGGCGTGAACTTCTACGTCAGCAAATTCAAAGCACAATTAAAAGTGATTTTACATTTAGCCGTCCTAATCGCAAAGGTTGGCATACTGGTATTATTTTACCAGGTATGAACTTTGCAGATACAATTGATATTTGTGTTGGAATTGATATGAGCGGATCAATCGGCAATGAGCAAGGTGCTGATTTCCTAGGCGAAATCAAAGGTATCATGGAAGAATTTAAAGACTATAAAATCAAAGTATGGTGTTTTGATACGGCTGTATATAATGAACAAGACTTTAGTGCAGATGGTGGAGAAGATCTTTCAGACTACGAAATTATGGGAGGTGGTGGCACCGATTTTATGGCTAACTGGACATATATGAAAGACAACGATATTCAACCTAAGAAATTTATTATGTTTACAGATGGTTATGCTTGGGATAGCTGGGGTGATCCAGATTACTGCGATACAATCTTTGTTATTCATAGTAATCATAATAAAGAACTAACTGCACCATTTGGTATAACAGCCCACTACGAGGAAGCGGCTTGAAAATAAAAATAAAAGAGTTAGATGTTTTAGAAATTAGAAGGGTAGACTTTTGCCCTTCTCATTTTTCTACAACTAATATCGAAAGAAGATATAATATAGAAAATGCAATAGTTGCATGGATAGATAGACATTTATCCGGAAGATATTATTTTGGAGTTAATGTTTTGTTAAATAAAGAGCGAAACATAGAAACGGTATATACCATTGGTTTTGAACAACCAAAAGAAATGAGTTTTTTTATGTTGGCTTGTCCACATTTAAAATACCAATAGGAAAAAGTTGATAATTACTATACAAGGAGAAAATAAATTATGACTCAACCGAATGGAAATCCTAACGATCTAAACATTCAAGATTTAGCTGTGCTACGTGGTGTAATTGAACTTGCAACAGAACGTGGTACATTTAAAGCACAAGAACTAGCAGCAGTAGGAACCGTTTATAACAAATTAGACGGCTTTTTAACTGAAGTACAGAAGCAAGCAGAAGCTGCAAAAGCAAACGCAGAAGCAGCACAAGAAGCACCACAAACAGAAGAAGTAGCAACTGAGGCTACAACGGAGGAATAAAATGGCACTGAAACATGTAGGTAGAGTAGCTGCTAATCAAAGAAAAGTAGTAGTTGCATACCGTGTAGTACCGGGTGACCCTGATAGTTGTTTGGTAATACAAACAGAAAATTTATCTGCAGACGAGCACGATGCTTTGATCAAAGCAGTAGAATCTGCCGCAGGACAAGAAGCATACGAGTTTGGTGAAGCAATGGCAAGAAACACTTTACCCGACGGTAGAAACATGTTAGCAGGTTTCCATACAACAGGCAAAATAAGAAAAATGCCTACAAAAGAAATTGAAATGCTTCCTAACAGAAGTTCAGCAATTAATTTAGCATTATTAAATGAAGAAATTGCAAAACAAAAAGGTATAACCGTTAACGATTTGGCAATTACTGATAGTAAAGGTAAAACTAAACCTCTTATTCAACCTGTAGAAGATTCTGTTGATCCAGTTGCAACTTACACCGAAACTACGTTGCAAGCACCAACAGATGGTGTTATAAGCGACGAAGAGTTAGCAGCACAATATAGATCTCAAGCAGATGCTTTATTTAAAGAAGCAAAAGCTCTTAGAGAACAAGCTGAAGAGCTAGTACCTACTAAACGTAAAAGTACAAAGAAAACTACTGAAACGGCATAATGGTACAAAAAAACGAAAAGTATTGGCAGGAAATTTTTGACTCGGTTGACATGAATTACCTGCCAACCTCTTATTTAAAAAGTATTAAAGTAGAATTTGATGATAAAACAATATGGGAAATTGATCTTCAACAAAAGAAAAAAGAAGAACTTCCTGTAGACGAAATCCTAGAAGATTTTTTTGCTGAATACGAAGATAATATTAAATCTATTGACTTTAACGTTGATTTTTTAAAAGTAAAACGTGATGTTATTAAAAAGACTCAACGCTTTCTCAAAAACAAATAAAACTAAATTACACTAGAGTGATAAATACATTATATGAATGTACCTTCTAGGAGATATTAAACATGGCATTGCGATTAAGACGCGGAACAGACGCACAACGAGCTGCAACGACACCTGCAGACGGAGAACTAATTTGGACTACTGATACACAGGAATTGTATGTAGGTGGTGTAGATGAATTAGATGTACCTATTGTAGGCGGCATAAGAATTACAGGTTCTCAAAATGATAGCCCGGATATACTTACTCGTGATTTAGACATGGATGGAAATGTTTTGTATGGTACAGGTACAATCAATATACAAGGAAACATTTCTACAAACGCTACCGTAACTGCAAACGCATTCATAGGTGATGGTAGTGGAATTTACAACTTAAGAGCAGCCAATTTAGATACAACCGACCTAGTAGTAGAAGGTGGTGCATACAACTTAAATGTTATTGCAGACGATAGTACATTGATATTAGATGCAACTAACCAAGCATTAAGTGTGACCAGTGTAGTTACAAATACACTTACATCTAATAATATCACAGCAAATGAAGTTGTATCAAACTTTATTGGTAGCTTCTTTGCAGACGATAGTTCTACAATCATAGACGGCTTGACTCGAAATGCGTTTTTTAATAATGTAGATCTTGCGCAAATAAATTCAACGTCTGGAGAAGTTGAGTTTACCG